CTCCGGGAGCTATGAGATCAGGCTTTCTTACCCTGTCAAGGGTTGGACCCCTACTTGAAAATTCTGCTATAGAATCGTCATTTGTTTCAATTGTGCGCCCGTCATCTAATGCTCCTACGGAAATGACATATCTAATTAAATGATACCTATACGACTTAAAAAAATTAGAGTTTAAAAATTACCTCAAGTTTGAACGTGTCTAACCCTTTTTCTGTTTTGGTATAAACTGCATAATCAACAATTTCTCTTAGAAATTTATTTCTTATTTTAGCCGAACTTTTATAGTAAATATTTTCTATAAAATCTATAGCATCCAAAACCATTGGAATATCTATTTTTTTTTCAACCTTTTCTTCAGAAAGTTTGTTTTGAACTTTTTCTAAATTACTTTCTAAATCATTTATTTTTACAGTCAATACATTCATTCTTTCTAAAAAAGTTTTATTGTCATAAATACCCTGTTCCAACAAGTCAAACAATTTGTTTTTTTGTTCATAATTTTTATTCAAATCTTTGTTTATATTTTCTATTGTTTTTTCAATAATGTTTATACCTTTTTTTTTCTTTGTTTTATAATTAAATCCTAGTTTTATATCTAAAAGATATTGATAAGTAATGTCAACCAGCCTTTTTTCTACATTTTCAATATAGCTGCTTTTATTACCACATGGATACTTACATCTAATACCATCTTTTTCATTTTTATTTACTCTCATTCCCATTTTTATATTACAATTTGAACATACTATCAATTGCATTAGTGGGTTTCTAATTTCAAGTCCTTCTTTTATCCGAGGGTTATATCTCTCTTTTGCTATTATTTGAGCTTTATTAAATATATCCTCCGAAATAATAGGTTCATGATTACCTTTGAATATTTTAGGATTATTTGTGCTCTTTGACCATGTTACTTTACCAATATAAAGAGGGTTAGTTAATATTCTTCTAGTCATTGTAGCATTCCATGTTTTGCCTAAGTTTGTTTTAATATTATTGTCTCTCATGAAATAAGTAATTTTGGTATCACCCATTTCTTGATTGATATACATGTCATATATCAATTTAACATTTTCTGCTTCTTTTTCATTAACGAATAAACACTTTTTTCCTTTATCATATGTGTATCCATAAGGGGGATATCCACCTATATAATTACCTTCTTCGAGACTTTTCAATCTTCCGCGGCTAAGTCTTTTATTTATTGTTTTAAATTCTTTACGAGCAAAAAATGCATTAAAATCAACCATTTCTTCATCAAGATCATCGTCTAAATTATATGTTTTTTCAAGAGTAATGATTTGAACATTATTACGTTTGAATGTGCTGATTATTATTCCCTGATCCAGCATTTCACCTCTGGTAAGCCTATCAATATCCATAACTAATACAGCATCGTATTTGCCTTCTTCAATTTCTTCAAGCATTTCAATCATATATGGACGTTTGGCAAGGCTTTCTCCAGACTTAACTTCTTTTTTTACAGCAACAATATGAAGTTTATGCTCTTTCGCATATGCCAAAAGTGTCGTTTCATGTCTTCTAAGCGTTTCTTCTTCTGACTCATCTGGTTTATCTTTATCTTTTCTCGATTTTCTCAAATATATACATATTCTTGACCATTTCATAGATCACTATCTCCTGGCTTTTTAAAATTATAATGGCATACTGTAAGAGGATTAAAATAAATACAATAATTATCAATCTCAGCGTATAATCCATATTTTCTTTCGTAATACCTTAATGTATCTTTTAAAAATTCTTCCGTCACATCAAGGTATTCAGCTAATTCATATAAGTTTGTGCAGTTATTATATGAAGCTTTGATTAAGTTTTTAAGAGGTACTAATTTTTCAATTGCATATTTCCTAGCTTTTATTTCTTGTTTCTGATTACAAATATTTTTTAAGTCTGTAATATTACCTACAGTCATATAGTAGTGCCCTAATTCTTCTGCAAGAACGCATTTTTTTTCCTTAGCATTTAATCTTCTATCAATGCCTATTTTATTTGCTTTACACAATCCTTTTAAGTCTCCTGGGAAAGTCATTTCGATAAATTCTATATTTTCGTCTTCTGCAAATTGTGCTAATTGTTCATATGTCATATTATATACCCCTATATTATATGTGCTTAAAATTTATCTATAAAATCTTTTACTTCATCCGTAAGCTCACCGTCAAGGTGCGCTGCTACTGGCTGTATATAGTTGGGTACTTCTTTTATATATTTATCAATATAGGTTAGTTCTTCTACTCTCTTAGATGCTTCGTGCTGTCCTTTAAAGTTCAACTGTCTATAATTTTTTACTAATAAAATTTCATTTTTTTCTGTTATTACTTCCAGTTTAGGATTTGTCAGATTCTCATCAATCAAAATAACTTTTTTCAATATTTCATCTGATATCTGATGAACTAATTTATCTACACTATCCGTATCTTTCTTTGATTCTGTCAATGCTTTTGCAATAGCAGCTACAATTTTATCTGAATTAAAAACTTTATTATTGATTTTTATTGCTCCAGTGGAAATCTTTTCTCTTTCTATTGGAACATCAAATCCCATTAACCAAGACTCATTTACATCTAAAGCTTTAGCAATTTTATAAATATTTCTTTGTTTAGGCTCATATTCTCCTGAAATATAAGTACTTATTGAAGATTTTCCTATACCTGTTTTTTCTACTAATTCAGACTGTTTCATTCCTCTTAAATCTAGAGCTTCCTTTATTCTTTCGGCTATTGTAGCCATTTGCAATCACCTCATACTAAAAATAGCATAAAAGTTCAGAAAATACAACATAATTTTAATGTAAAATAAAAAAAGTTCAGAAAAGCGAAATTAAACTGTTGACATTAAAAAAAGTACATGCTATCATAAGTTCAGAAACACAAACTAAGATTCTAAAATGGAGGTGAAAAAATGGCATTTGATTATAGCAAACTAAGAGGAAAAATTAAAGAAGTTTATGGAACACAAGACAATTTTGCAATGGCCTTAGGCATTGGAAGAGTTTCGTTAAGTCAAAGATTAAATAATATACTTGATTTCTCTCAAGATGAGATTCATAAAGCTTGCAACATTTTAGGTATAAACACAGAAGAAATTCCAATGTATTTTTTTAAATTAAAAGTTCAGAAACACGAACTATCTAAGCTGTAGAGATAGCTAAGAAAAGCAATATGTAATTTATAAAAAATATTTTTTCGAAATTGGGTATAAGTTCCTTTTTACTGTTTGGCATATGTTATGTTACAAAAGATTAACTCAACTCAGAGTGGATAAAGATAAGTAGCAGGTACAAGCATAATTGAATACATTATTGAAAGGAGTGATGTGGATGAAAACAATAGATGGCAAAACATATAAGTATACAGACGTACTTCCAAATGGTGACATTGTTCATTGGAATGGCGGAGAAAATATAACAGATGAACAATTAGATAATTTAAATGAAATAATGTCACGTGCTTGGGATGCTTTGCCAGATGAAGATAAAAAAGAAATAAACAAGAAGATGGAATTGAAATACGGTAAAGAGGAGGCAAGTTAAATGTTTAAAGTACATTATTATAGCAAAGAAGATATTGAAAAATTTGCAGAAAAGCAAGGTTGTAAGTTTGTTCAAGAAAGTGGTTTGTTTTATATGGATATTGATTTTACCAAGGTAGCAGGATTTGAAAATTTATCAGAAAGAGCAAAAGAAGTATTCATAAATGTATATAAAAGACACAATACAACTGTTGGACTTAGAGACAATCATTGCTGGATACCAGAATCAGTAAAGGAACACAAGACATATGTAGAAGTGCATTTTTTCAACAATCAATGGCTGCATTATATGCCAAATGGAGAGTGGTATTAATGGATAAAAAGAAGAAGAAAACTACGATTACATTTACACAGGTAGAAATGGTTGAATTAAGATTTTCAATAATTTCTGCGATTTTAAGCACAGAAGATGAAATTAAAAGATGTGAGTCTCTCCCTGAAAAAGATGAGGAAATGGAAGAGTACATTCAAGGTTTAAAACTAGAACTTCAAAGAAGAGAGAATTTAAAGGAAAAATTATTAAGCGATTTATACCCAAAAAAGTAACCTTTAAATAACTAAGGATAAGAAGAGCCACAAGCTCTTTTATAAAAACATTTTATAAGGACAAAGTCCTTAACCTACCAGTTTATTCGGTAGATTTAAAAATATTCCACAGAGGAGGAAAAATATTTGAACGAACTAATAAAAATCAGTTTTGAAAATGAAAGAATAACAGTAAGCGCAAGAGAGTTACATGAATTCTTAGAAATAAAAAAAGATTTTAGTGACTGGATAAAGACCTACACAGAAAACGACTCATATGGCTTTGAAGAGAATGTAGACTACACCACATTCAAGGGGAATTGTGATATTTCAACACCTAGAGCACGCATAGAATATATTCTGACTACTGATATGGCTAAAGAATTATGTATGCTATCTAAAGTTGAAAAGGGTAAGCAAGTAAGAAAATATTTCATTGAAGTTGAGAAGGAATTTAACAGTCCTGAAAAGGTAATGGCAAGAGCATTAAAGATAGCAGATAAAACAATAAATATCTTGCAACTTGAAAATAAACAACAGCAGCAGATCATTGGAGAGCTTAAACCTAGAGCAGATTATACAGATAGAATATTACAAAATAAGGGGCTTGTTACAATCACTCAAATAGCCAAGGACTATGGAATGAGCGGAAATGCAATGAATGAGCTGCTTCATTCATTAGGAGTGCAGTATAGACAAAGTAATCAATGGCTGCTTTATCAAAAGTATCATGATAAGGGTTATACTCATTCTCAAACAGTAGATATAGTTAGAAAAGACGGAAGACCAGATGTAAAGATGAACACCAAATGGACTCAAAAAGGCAGACTTTTTATTTATAACCTACTCAAAGAAAATGGAACTATCCCTGTTATTGAAAAAGAACAAAAGAAGGAGGCATAAGATATGAGCAAAGTATTAGAGTTTCCGAATATGACGGAAGTAAAATCCACAGCAATTGTTAATGATGAATTTATCAAAGAAAACAATTTGAAAGTTAAAAGGACAGAAGAACTAATCTGCAACATTAATGAAGTGAGTGATTTTATAAAAGCATTACCCCTTTCAACTGAAGATAATAATGATCTTGTACACAAGTTTTCTAGAATTATATTAGACGCTGAACGCGAAGCATTTAAGCAAGGTTTCAGCTTTGGATATGAAGTTGCGGAGTGCATGGAGGTTGATGAAATATGAGAACCTTAAAAAAGCAAAGAACCTCATTGATAATACTTCTTTCTTTAAGCATGATGATGCACCTTGTTTATGGAATTGAAGGAGCTGCACAAGTAGATGCTTATGAGCAGAAAATAGAGAGACAAGCTGCTATCATCCAGGATCGAGAAGAACAAATAGAAGTACTTGAAATCATCTTGGAACATCAAGAGGAACCTGTGGCAAAAGAAACATTTGCCGGTGAATTCACTGTTACATATTACTGCAGTTGTACTGAATGCTGTGGTAAGACTGATGGTATTACAGCTTCAGGAACATTTGCTCAGGAAGGTATAACAGTTGCAGCAGACTGGACCATGCTTTCACCAGGAACAGAAATATTCATAGAAGGTATAGGGTTCAGGACTGTAGAAGATAAAGGGGGTGCAATTAAAGGTAACAGATTAGATGTTTTTATGGACAGCCATGCTGCAGCATTAGAAGCCGGAATAGGACAGGCTGATGTTTGGGTAGTGGAGGATGCCAATGAAATTTAATCTGTTTTATGTCCTGATGGTTGAGCTAGATTGGAAAGCAATAGCAGCTATTTGTATGGCAAGTGTTTTAATAGAATTCTTCAGGAGGTCGGATGAAAAATAAAGATATTCTTTACGGAATAAAAACTGCAGGTTCCAGAGTTTACATAAGCACAGATAAAGAAAATGAACATTATATAGGCGTAAAAACCTTTGAAGAAGCTTTATTATTTGAAGATGAAAAATACGCTAAAGTGATTTGTAATCACCTTAATAATGGACAGTCCAAACTTAAGTTTGAAACATTTAAAGTTTTAAATCCATTCAAAAATAGGATGTGAAAGTTAAATGGGTAACATAGAAATTAATGTAAATTCACAATTATCAAGCAGTATTTTTATATTAAAAAATGGGAAACCAATTATAAGAATTGAATCTTTGAATTGTGAAGGGGCTGATAGAGTGATTGAACAAATAAAACAAGCTTTAAAATTAGGAGGAAACGATGAAGAAGTTTAGAGTTTATATTACTAAAGATATTTACAGTTTCAGCAAGGACATAACGGCAAAGAACCAAAAACAAGCAATATTTAGGACAAGGCAAGCATACAGACAAGACAACAACGAGAAGGCAGACTGGGATATGTATGCAATAGAATTGAGGTTGTAATAGGAAGAGATTAATTGAAAAGTTTATGGATCCGTTAGAGCTCTGGGTAGCTAAGTATTTACTGTTTATTGCGTTTTACTTGATGATGTTCATAGTGATTTGGAGGATTTAATGGGAAGAATGTGGTTTCACAAAAACAAAGAGAATTGTCCTAAAACTTGTGGTGGACTGGAACACAGTATATTAAATGGTTACTTTTGCGGATTTTACGGCCATAAGCTTAAGACCAGACTTAACCGTGCAGGTGAGAAAAGGCCAGTAAGGTTAGAAAAATGTAAACATTGAGGAGGCAATTTTGAAAGAACTAATAGTGGACAACTTCGCCGGTGGCGGTGGAGCATCAACAGGAATTGAAATGGCAATAGGCCGTGCGGTAGATATAGCAATCAACCATGATGAAAAAGCAATTAAAATGCATAAGGTGAATCATCCACATACAAAGCATTACATTGAAGATGTGTGGGATGTGGATCCTTTAGAAGCAACTCAGGGACAACCTGTCGGATTAGCCTGGTTCAGTCCAGATTGTAAACATTTTAGTAAAGCTAAAGGTGGAAAACCAGTTGATAAGAAAATCAGAGGGCTTGCATGGGTAGCTGTAAAGTGGGCCAAAGCAGTCCATCCAAGAGTGATTATTCTTGAAAATGTCGAAGAGTTTAGGACTTGGGGACCACTTGTGAAGGATGAAAAAGGAGATTTATATCCTGATCCTAAAAAAAAGGGAAAGACGTTTGAACTGTTCATAAAGGCATTAGAAAAACAAGGATATAAAGTGTCATTTAGAGAGTTGAGAGCTTGCGATTATGGAGCACCGACAACTCGAAAAAGATTTTTCATGATAGCAAGATGTGACGGTGAGCAAATTGTTTGGCCAGAACCAACTCATGGAGATCCTGAAGGATTAGAGGTAAGATGCGGACTATTAAAGCCATGGAGAACAGCATCAGAATGCATAGATTGGAATATTCCTTGTCCAAGTATATTTGACAGAAAGAAACCACTTGCTGAAAATACTTTGCGTAGAATCGCAAGAGGAATACAGAAGTTTGTTATTGATAATCCTGAACCATTTATTATTCCAATAGGATATGGTGAAAGAGAAGGACAGAAACCACGTGTAAATGATATAAATGAACCTCTTGGAACCATTGTATCAAGTGCAAAACATTATCTTGTAGCTCCTGTTGTATCTCAAATAGGACAGACTGGTGGAGGCGATAGGCTTCACGACATACAAGAACCACTATCAACAATAGTTTCAAAAGCTGAACATTTACTGGTAACTCCTTTCCTGCAGCACTATTATGGTCAGCAAGGAGAAGAGATACGAGCAAGCGGTATGAATGAGCCTGTTGCAACAATACCAACGGCTAATAGATTCGGATTAGTGACTGCATTTATATCAAAATACTATGGAATTGAAACCAGTAGATCTGTTGCATCATGTTTAGATGATCCTTTAAATACTATTACTGCAAGACAAGGTCAAGCACTGTGTACAGCATTCATAAGCAGACAATTTAAAACAGGTGTCGGTCATGAACTAAGTCAACCGTTAGCAACTTCAACAACTGTTAATAAATCAAACTTAGTAACTGCTTTTCTCTTAAAATATTACGGTACTGATATAGGTCAAACAGTCAATAGTCCGTTACATACCATTACTACAAAGGACCGTTTCGGTATAGTAACAGTGCATGGAGAAGATTATCAAATCATTGATATAGGAATGAGGATGTTGAAACCTCACGAACTTTATAAAGCACAAGGTTTCCCGGATGATTACATAATAGACAGAGACAGTAAAGGCAATCCATATCCTATAGTGGACCAGGTGGCAAAGGTAGGAAATAGCGTATGTCCGCCACTGGCTGCAGCTTTAGTAAGAGCAAACTATAAAGAAAAAATATATGAAAATATCGCAATATAGGAGGTGGCTTTTATGAGAAACACTCTCGGAGATTTAAACAATCACTTATTTGCACAAATGGAGCGGTTAGGCGATGAAGATTTAAAAGGTGAAAAATTGAAAGAAGAAATGGAAAGAGCAAAATCAATAGGCTTTATAGCTAAACAAATCATAGATAATGCTTCTTTGGTATTAGATGCTCAAAAAATGATTAATAATAATGACAAAATGAATGCTGATGCAAAACTACCAAAAATGCTGGAGGGATAAATGAATTGTAAGTATTCTCAGGAGCATGTTGATTTTTTAAGAGAAAACATCGGCGGTACAAGCTTTAAGGAATTAACAGAAATGTTTAATAAAAGGTTTAGCATGGAATTGAAAATATCTACAATTATTTCACTAGCTGACAGACACGGTTTGCATAATGGAAGAAATACATGCTTAACAGGTTGGGAACCAACGCAATTCAAAAAAGGTCAAATCGCTTGGAATAAAGGGAAAAAGAAATCATGGAAAGGTGGCGAAGAAACTCAATTCAAGCAAGGTCATAGGCCTCACAACTGGGTGCCGATTGGATCAGAGCGAATAACTAAAGATGGTTATATACAAATCAAAATTCAGGAAGGCAAATTCCAGAAGAATTGGAAAGGCAAACATATCTTAATCTGGGAAGAGCATAACGGTCCAGTGCCAGAAGGACATAATATAATATTTGGTGATGGAGATAAGCGAAATTTTGATTTAAATAATTTAATTCTTGTTTCAAAAAAACAGATGTTAGGACTGAACAGGAACAGCTTGATTCAAAATGACGCAGAACTAACTCGTATAGGAATTGTAATAGCTGATTTAAACTATAAAGTAAGCGAAAGAAGGAAAAAATCAAAATGAGAATGGGATTAATAGACATTGACGGCAAACTTCCGAACTTGGCTCTGATGAAGATAAGCAGCTTTTACAAAGAAAACGGGTGCAGTGTTGAATTTGTGCAATCCGGTAATGATTACGATAGGATTTACGCAAGTGCAATTTTTACCAGATCATACAGCGATTGTTTAAAGTTAAAGGATTACTACGGAGAAAAAATTGAAATTGGCGGCACTGGATGGGACATAAAAAAAGAGTTGCCGGATGTAATTGAAAGTATGAAACCTGACTATGATTTATACAAAGTTTCAGACATAGCTCCAAGAATGAAAGGAATAATGACCAAAGTACGCAAGCTAGAAAAGGCTAAAGAGATAATAAATGCTGGTATGGGTTTTACAAGTAGAGGTTGCATTAGAAATTGTGGCTTTTGCTTCGTGCCAACTAAGGAAGGAAGTTTTAGAGACATTGCAGAAATAAAGGATTTAATCAATCCAAGGTCGAATGTGCTGATACTTCATGATAATAACTTAACTGCAGATCCATATTGCATTGACAAGCTGCACGAAATTAGAGACAGAAATCTCATTGTAGATATAAATCAAGGCTGTGACGTGCGATTAATGAATGAAGATATCGCAAAAGCTTTATCTGAAGTAAAGCATTTAAGGTCAATACATTATGCATGGGACCTGATGGGATTTGAAGACCAAGTATTAAAAGGTATAAAAACCCTATCAAAACATATTAAAACTTATAATCATATGTGCTTTATGTTAGTTGGTTTCAACACTACTTTTGAAGAAGATATGTATAGGTTTAGAAAGTTGGATGAATTAGGTATCAGGCCATACGTAATGAAATATAACGAAAAAAACGATGACGAAAGGCTTAATAAATTTACCAGATGGATTGATTCAATGATTTACAAAACAGTGCCTGATTTTGAAAAATATGAGCCATGGAAGAAAATTAAGGACAGTTACAATAGTCAGATAAGTTTGTTTTAGGAGGTTGTATGAACCTTAAGTGCATTGAATGCCGGGAGCCCTGGCAAATAAGTGTAAAGAAGCTTAATAAAAAAAATTATATATGTCCAAAGTGTGCAAAAAAGAAAAAGACCGCCCTGCGCCAACAGAAGCGATCTGCACGAAAAAATATTTTTATCAACTAAAGCATATCAGAAAAATTCATAAAAGACAAGGAGTAAATATGATTTTTGATAGCAGCTAAAGCGTAATGAAAAGTTAATACTTAGTATTCAGGATCATGATTTTAAATACATAAAATCATTACCCTTTATTTAAAACACTCAAAATTCAATAAAAAATAAATATTTATACAAGAAAGGATAAATCATGAGCAATGAAAAAGAAAAAAGTATTCTGGACATGGTCCAGGGTGGTGTAACAGAGATTATAAACGAGAATGTTGCGGAAATTCTGCTGAATATCAAAAATCCGAACACTGATCTGAAAAAGAGGGAGCTGGTAATAAAAGTAAGTCTTACCCCTGCAGATGACAGACGAAAGAAAATCAACGTCACCTACAATACAAGTCCTAAACTTAGACCTATCAATCCTATTGCAACAAGTATATATGCAGGTTCAGATGAAAACGGACAAATGACAGCAGTGGAACTAATGGAAGACATTCCAGGACAAATGAAAATTGATGGAGCAGTAGCTCCGCAACCGGTAATAATTAATTTTTCAAAAGTTAAATCAAACTAAAAAACATAAAGGAGAAACAAATGGAAGGATTAAAACAAGCTATTGAAAAAATTGAAGAATTGGTAAGAGATTCAGAGGCAGATGTAATTGAATTAAACGGAGAAACCTATTCTACAAGGCAGCTAACAAAAGTGCCAAGAGTATATTATAGGCCTGGTGAAGTTCAGCTTAACACACTTGACAGCTTAGTTGACATTATCAAAGTTGAGCTTCGCAAAGCAACAACACCTCTGTTTGTTAAAGTAACAAGCCCTGAATGCGTTGAAGCATTTACGACATATCACGAAGACCAAGACTGCTCAAGAGATTATATGTATCAAGCAAAAGCTGAACTTCCTAGAATCAATTTCAATCAATTTATTGAGCATGAAGATTTCATGATTTCACTCAGGAGCAAGTTCATTGAGAATGAAGATATAAGCTATCTGCTTACGCTCCTGGCTTCAATAACTGACCAAAATTCTCTTGAAAGCAATGATGATGGAATAACTCAGTCTATTCAGGTAAGAAAAGGTGTTGCAATGGTACAGAATATTAACACGAAGCCTAGAGTTACACTGCAGCCATACAGAACCTTCTTGGAAGTAGAACAGCCGGCAAGTGAATTCCTGCTAAGACTCAAAGAAGGCGGTTATGTAGCACTTTTTGAAGCGGATGGAGGAGCATGGAGACTTACTGCAAAGAAATCTATCAAAGAATATTTGGCAATGGCATTGTCAAGTGAAATAGAAGCAGGCAGCGTAGTGGTAATTGCATAACAACAGGGGGATTTATTCCCCCTTTAAGGAAGGTGGCTTTTGAATGGCAGAAAAGAAACGATATTGGCTGAAGCTTGACAAGGATTTTCTTGAAAGTCCACACATGAAAGTAATTAAAGCTATGCCTAATGGCAAAGATTATGTTCTCTTTTATTTATCACTAATGCTTAGAAGTATTGAAACTGTTGGACATTTAAGGTTTTCCGATTTGGTGCCATATAATGAAGAAATGTTAGCTTCAATTACTGATACGAATATTGATATTGTTAGATCCGCAGTAAAAATATTTTGCAATTTAGGTTTAATACAAAAACTTGATGACGGCACTATATTTTTAACTCAGGTTGCCAGCATGACTGGGAAAGAGACTGAAAGTGCTGAAAGAGTAAGGCGTTTCAGGGATAATCAAAAGCAGTTAGCGTTACAATGTAACGATGATGTAACAGAGTGTAACGACAATAAAGAGAAACAAAGAACAGAGAACAGAGAAGAAGAACAGGAAGAAGAACAAGAACAGAAAGAAGACATACCTCTGCAAATTGGAAATTTGCGTCAACGGTACGATAGTATTGAACTTAAAAGCATTGATGCATACCTGGACATACTTAAGTGGACACGAAAGAATGGTAAGATTGCAGATTCGGTACTTTTAAAAATCTATCAAGAGTGGGAGAAGTTTTCTAAACCTAAAGTGCTCTACGCATTAAATCTTTATGTAAGTAATCCCAAATATCATGATAAGAAAGAAAACTATTGCTATGGCATAATGAGAAACTCTACAGCAGAGGAAGTTGAAAAGGTTAATAAACAGCAATCCCCACAAAGTATATATAAACAGTTATAGGAGGTTTGAATTGGAAGATATACAAAAAGTTTTACTGTCAATAATATTAATTTACCCACAAGAAAGACATTTAATTTTTAAAGGCTTGAGCGAAAAGCATTTCTCAGGACAATACAGAACGGTGTTCAAAGAGTGTGTAAAACTCTATCAATCAAATAAAGAGATAGATCCTGTTGTCATAGTGGCAGATTTAGGGAATGAATATATGAATTTGATTGTCATGTTATCTGATGTGTCTCTTATAAATAAGCCAAACACAGACGAATACATAAGTTTACTGAAAAATGCTTATAACAAAAGACAAGCAATGACTAAGACAAAAGAATTGATATTAAAAATTGAAAAAGATGAATTGAACAATAATCAGGAAATTCAGGATGCTTATTTAGAAATATGCAAGCTCTTTAACGAAGAAGAGAAGGTAAGAAAAATAAACATAACGCAAGGTTTCAGTGAGCTGCTTGATGATCTAGAAAGCAAGACTGAGTATATAAAGACATGGTTTAAGAAGTTGGACAAGTATGTTCTCATTGACAGAGGTGATTACATAATAATTGGAGGACGTCCAAGCTCCGGGAAAACAACTATTGCTATTAACATGATGATGAATATGGCTGCAGAATACAATGTTGATTTCTTCAGCTTAGAAACAAATGCATTGAAGGTGTTTAGAAAGATTGCTGCAAGTACTGCAAAAATCAGCATTAATAAAATTCAAAATAAAAATATGCTTGATGATGATTACAAAAATCTTTTAACCACAGCAAACAGTGTAACAGGCTACAAATTGAATGTTATTGAAGCAGCCGGCATGAGTGTTCAGGACATAACTTCAATTGCTCTGCAAGACAAGGCAGACATAATAGTTATTGATTATCTGCAATTGCTTTCGGCCCAAGGAAAAAGCTTATATGAACAAACATCAAATATCTCTAAAGATTTGCACATATTTGCACAAAAAGAAAAGGTAACTGTCATTGCTCTGGCTCAGCTGAAAAGAACAGACAGAAAAGAGCCTACAATGAGCGACCTGAGAGAGTCCGGACAGATAGAGCAAGATGCTGATGTCATATTGTTGATGCACAATCCTGCAGAAATCGAAAATGAAGATCTAAATAAACAATTCCGTGATTGTATTATTGCCAAAAACAAGACAGGCATGACCGGAAAAATCAAATTTGATTTTCATGGTGTAACTCAGACCTTCCAGGAGGCTTATCAATGAAAAGTTCAACTTGTAAAGATTGTAAAGAAAGGTATCTTGGATGCCATGACAGTTGTGAAAAATATCAAGCCTTTAAAGCACAGTGCAGATCAGTGAATAATAAAGAACGTGAAGATAGATGTAACAGTGTCGGCTGGGATGGATACATGAGAGTTAAAAAAATGATTTAAGGAGGTTGAAAGGTGAAAAATCCTTATCATTTCAATAATAAAAAAGAATTCAACGAGGCAGCGAATAAGAAGTATAAGCCTTTGTTGGATGCAGAAATAGAGAAATATCACAAGATCTACGATGATGAAATCGAAAAAATAAGACAGAATGCAGAAGGCAATGCAACTAAAAGAGCAATAACGCTTCTCCTTCCGGTAATGAGTACAAGCCTATACGAGACGCTTCATATAGGTGAGGACAAGCAGGAGAAGGTAATACAGAGGCTTGCTGAAATCATGATGGAATGCACGAATGAAAACATCTTTGAGTGGCCTGAGTATAAAGAATTCTGCGAGAAAAAAGGATTGAAATATTTTGAGATGGAGGTTGAAAAGTGAGACACGATATAAAGCTTTATGCAGTTAGATATTTAATAACGATTGGTTTGTGGTCAATGGTATGTTTATTGTGGCAAGGTTTAGAGATAACTTTATATGGCGAAATTCAACCAAGAAAAGTTGATAATATTATTGGAACTATCATTGCAATTTCAATATACTTAAATGTTAAACAATGGATAAAAGGTGTTCTATAGGAGGCAGTTAAATGAAAGCAATAACAATATGGCAGCCATGGGCTTCATTGTTGGCCTGTGGTGCTAAACAATATGAAACACGTTCATGGAAAACAGATTACAGAGGACCAATTGCGATACATGCAGCAAAAAAAGATGTTTATAAAATAATGGGTGATTTGCCTTTCGATGTAGTAAGCGGTGTCTTTGCAGCATTTTATAAAGCATACAAAATAGAGAGCGGTTCACAAAAGCTAATGGAAGAAGTTCAAGGACATATTATAGCAACGGCGGAGCTTGTGAACTGTTGGCATATTGTATATCATCCTGGACCAGATATTGATGTTGCAAAGCATATTAAGATAGGTGCAGAACTAGATGTACCGAAACATCATCCTGATTTTCAAAAATATATGGTTCCGACAGAACAGGAAATGTTGTTCGGAGACTGGACACCTGGACGTTACGCTTGGGAATTTGCAAACATAAAGATTCTTTCAGATCCAATACCGGCGAAAGGACAACAGAGATTGTGGAATTGGGAGAACAAAGAGGGCAGCTAATGGATAATATAGGGTATTTTGAAGGTTATAGTAGCCATAATTCAATTAATTTTTGTCCGCTATGTGGTGAGGATAAATTGACTTATAAATCAGATGGCTCAGCAAAATGTGATAATTGTCAAGTAAGGGTAGCTGTAATTGAGATTGATGAAAGCGAGGAAAATGATGATGAATAAAACAAAAATTGAATGGTGTGATAGTACTTGGAATCCAGTAACAGGATGTTTACATGGATGTGAATACTGTTATGCAAGGAAGATTGCTGAAAGATTTGGTAGAGAACATAAAGGCTTAAAAAACTATGAAGGCTTAGAAGTTTTAGAAGAACCTTTTGATTCTTATACAAAATGTATGGATGTAAAGATAGATCCTTATCCATATGGATTTGAACCAACATTTCATAAGTATAGATTGAACGAACCTTCAAATAAAGATAAAGGCCAAAATATATTTGTTTGCAGTATGGCAGACTTATTCGGCGAATGGGTACCGCAAGAATGGATAAATAAAGTGTTCGAAGCTTGCGACAATGCACATCAACATAATTATTTATTTCTTACAAAGAATGCAAAAGGTTATGAAAGAGCAATTGATAACTTTGCGTGTGAAGACAGAGGAAGTCAGGATAGTATTGAATTCTTTAAAAATTTCTGGTTTGGAGTATCTATTACAAATCAAGATGATGTTTATAAGGCAGATAAGCTTCAGGAGCTACCAGAAGGACACAGATTTTTAAGCATAGAGCCTATACTTGGTCCGATTCAATTCAATATAAATTTCAATAGATGTCCTAAATGCGGTTCAATTGAAGTATATGAAGATAATCCATATACAGCTGTAGGGCGCACTAAATATTATTGCGAAGACTGTGAATGGGAAAGTAACAACGATAAAGATTTAAAAGCAAGTATTGACTGGATCATTATAGGAGCCGAAACTGGAAACCGTAAAAATAAAGTAGAATTAAAAAAAGAATGGATTGATAGGTTTGTTATACAATGCCAAAAATATAAAATTCCAATTTTCATGAAAAACAGTTTAATTCCAATTGTCGGCGAAGAAAATATGTTGAGGGAGTTTCCAAAGGAGTTGATGAAAATATGAGCGATTGGAGTTCAAAAGTAAAATGTGTTGATGAGTTTAATCCAGGTAAAGGAACAACAAAAGGTCAAACATACAATGTTGAAAATGGCAGAATTACATACGACAACGGAATGCAAAGCTTCAACGAACATGAGAATCTTGAAGGGTTAAATAGAGGCAACGTATCAAAGTTTGAGGAACTTAAAAAACGTGGAAGACCAAGAAAGGTAGAGGCATAATATGAAAACAGAACAATTCAATGAAATCATAAATGAACAAATATCAAGAAGCCTGGACGTATTAGTGGTAAAGGCAAAGGAATACGCAACAAATGACAGACTTCACAACTTCAAAGTAGCAGCAGTATTAAAAGACGAAACACCTGTACAAGCCCTGGCTGGCATGATGGCAAAACACACAGTAAGCGTCTACGACATGAGCATGGCAAAAGAAATTGATAGGAACATGGATACATGGAATGAAAAAATAACTGACAGCATTAATTATTTGCTGATATTAAGGGCATTGATTGAGGAGGCTGACAATGAATAGCGTTGTACTTATAGGCCGATTGGCCAGAGATCCTGAACTGAGGTTTGTTCCTTCAACTGGAATGGCAGTAACTAAATTTACACTGGCAGTTGATAAAGAACTACCAAAAGACAAGAAACAAGAAGCAGCAAGCCAAGGAAAGCAGACAGCTGATTTTATAAACATCACTGCATTTGGGAAAATGGCAGAGAATGCAGCTACATTCCTAGCAAAAGGTAAGCAATGCGCTGTACATGGCAGAATATCAACTGGAAGCTACACAACACAGTCTGGGGAAAAGAGATACATAACAGAAGTCATTGCAGACAGAGTTGAATTTATAGGAAGCAGTGGACAGGCTCATCAGCAAGAAGACGAAGATATATTTACGCCAGTAGACGATGAAGACATACCTTTCTAAGGAGGCAGCATGGGGAGACTAATACCTGAAACAGTATTTACAGACATGAATTTAAATATTGGACAAACATACAAAATAAAAATAGTCGAGGGAACAGAAGAAAAATTAGAAAAGGTTGAAACTGAAAAGGGAAATGTAACTAAGAAGTTCAAAATTATAATGATTAGAGAGGCTAAGCTAATTCAACAAACAAAATATTTCTTCGTTTTCGAGTATCAGAGTAAATCTGGCGAAATGCTGAGAGCAACCATAACAAAATTTGATTATTACAAAGAACCGGACTTGATCAAGGAGGCATAATGACAATAAAGAAAAAGACGATAATTGAAGAATACAGAGAATTGACAGAAGATATTGCAGTAATAAAAAGCTGTATAATATCGACGGAAAGAGATATAAATAAAGAAATCAAGGCATTTAAGCCTAATGATTTAGGAGCTATTGATTATAGTAAGCCTACTGTACAAACATCATTTTGTCAGGAGTCATTAACAACAGTATGCATAAAACTTCACGATTTAAATACTGAGCTGGAGGATTTGAAAAATGAATTGAATTCTTTATATAAACAGAGAGATGAAATTGAAAAAGTTATCAATGATCTAGGAGATATTGAAAAAAAAGTCATTATGTTGAGAATAAAAGGCTATTCAAATCAGCGTATTGCAGACGTATTACATTATTCAAAAGGTGGAGTAAACCATATCTTTGAAAGAATTTATAAGAAACAAAAAGAAGGGGATGAAATGGGTATAGCAAATGTAATATAATGATAAAGTACCAAGATACAAAAATTTAATAAAGGTTCTTTACATTGAGACAAGGCATCCAGAGCGGATGCCTTTTTAATTTGAACTTCAGGGGTGCGAAACCTCCATAAAAAATGAGCATCCATTCCGATGTATTATGCTTTGCAGTGGCGGAATAGGTAGACGCTTAAAACTAAGACTTCTCGGTTCAGACATGAAGTTATGTAGGGTGCAAATCCTTATCTGCAAGACAACTTTTAAAAAAGAAGGTGACGATTTGACTATTGGAGAGATAATTCAAAAGCAACAACCGGATGTATATAAGCAATTAATAAAGCTTACGAAATTCAGCAAAGAAAAGAAAGTTTATGAAGAAAAGGTTGATTTTAAACGGCTCATGGAGGATGCTCCAACATACAAGCGTCATCATGGATCGTGGAGGCAGGTGCGACATGAATGAACTATGTAGAGCCGATTAGAGACAGAGACAAAATTGAAGAAATTGCAAAGTATCTCAAAAATACTAGTACTAGGAATTATATCTTGTTTGCAATAGGAATATATTCTGGGCTTAGAATAAGCGATATTCTGAAACTGAAAGTAAGAGATGTTAAGAACAGAGACTCTATAACAATAAAAGAAATTAAAACTAAGAAGTTAAAATCATTTGCTATAAACAGTAATTTAAAGAGGGAACTAAAAACATACTGTTCAGATAAAGACTCTAATGAATATCTTATTAAATCAAGAGAAGGATTGAATAAACCTATCACTAGAGAACAGGCTTACAACATACTTAGTGAAGTAGGAGCAATGTTTGGCCTTGAATCAATAGGAACTCATTCCCTTAGAAAAACTTTTGGGTATCATTTTTATATGAAATATAAAGATATCGTGTCTTTGCAAAAGTTATTTAATCATACTGATCCCAGCATTACCTTAAGATATATAGGCATTGAGCAAAGCTATTTTAATAAACTGATGAAAGGTATGGACTTTAATATCTGATTTTTTATCTATTTAATTTCACATAACGAGTAGGTGTTAAATTAAATATTTATAATTTGTTTAACCATTGAAATACAAATAAAAATTAATAATGCACGAGTTTAACACAATATAGATTATAATAAACTCCATGCAAGTTTTGAAACGTAATCTTGCAAAATTTGAGGTGATTACTTGCCTAAGAAAATATGTAATCAAATGGGATGTCATAAGTTAATAAACTTTACAGAAACATATTGTGATGAACATAAGCATGATCCTAAAGAGAGATATAAAACTTATGACAACTTGAGACGTAATAAAAAGACAGCGATGTTTTATAATTCTGATGAATGGATTAAGACAAGGGAAGTAATACAAAACAAGTTTAGTCACGTTGATGTTTATGCATACTATGTTAACAAAGAAATCATACCGGCTACTCTTGTACATCATATTCATGAAGTTAAAGAACAATGGGACAAGAGGTTGAACATTGACAATCTTATTCCTGTATCAGATATGAGCCATCAGATAATACATGCAGCATATAAAGAAAGCAAAGAAAGCAAAGTCAAGATGCAAAGGTTATTGATTGATTTAAGAAACAAATGGATTAGTGAGTTAACTCTTAAATAGGGGTAGGGGGTATGAAAAAAGTATGCGAAACCCCTTCCAATACCACGTATCCATCTCCACACAAACTAAATTCGGTTTTTGAAACGAAAGGAGGTTTTTGACATGGCCGGAAGAAAAAAGATGTCTGTTGAAGCAATTCTTGCAAAAGGCAATAAAAGTCATTTGACCAAAGAAGAAATTGAAGAAAGAAAAAGCAAAGAAGAAAAATTGTCCAAGCTGGCATCGGATAAAATTAAACCGCCTGCCTGGTTATCTCCAAGAGCAAAAAAAATGTTTAAAGATACTGTGAAGGAACTTGAAGCAATACAGTTACTTGCAAACATCGACAATTACAACCTTGCCATACTTGCAGACGCAATGGACAAATATATAAAGTGTACCATAGATTTGCATAACGCTGACTATGTTGAGACTTATATCAATAATAAGGGTGGAGAGAGTAAACAGAAAAATCCACTTATTACAGTACAAATTGATTATGGAAATTTAGTTAGAAAAATTTCAAATGATTTTGGATTGACTCCAAGTGCCAGACTTAAGATTATAGATGACAATACTCCTGAGCTCTCTGAAGAAGATAAGGATGTAGAAGATGAGTTCGAAAGTTTATAATACAATACTTGCTGAATTAATTGATTATTCCAATGATATCATCAATGGAACGATAGTCGCATGTTTAAGACATAAACAAGCTTGTCAAAGATTTCTTAACAATCTTAAGGCTATGGAATCTGATGAATATGACTATTACTGGGATGAGGAAGCAGCAAGAAAAATAGTTAAGTGGTATTCATACTGTAAACACAGCAAAGGACCGCTTGAAGGAAAACCTATAATACTTAATCCATGGCAAAAATTTGTTGTATGTAATATTGAAGCTTGGAAACACAAAGATACTGATAACAGAAGATTCAGATATGTTTATATACAGGTGGCAAGAAAAAATTCAAAATCTCAGTTAGAAGCAGGAATGGGAAGCTATGAATGCGGAGCAAAAGGATATGCTGCAGCTGAGGTATATACTTTAGGAGTTGAGAGAGAGCAGGCAAGAATTGTATTTGATGAAGTTGATTTAATGCTTACAAAACCTCTTAAAAAGAAATTTGATATAATTCAAACCGAAATAAGACATAAGAAAAGTAAAAGTTTTATTAGGCATTTAAGTAAAAAAGCTGGCAAAACAGGTGATGGAAAAAATCCACAAATGGCTATTATTGATGAGTACCATGCACATCCAGATAGCAAAATGTATGATGTTATGAAATCAGGTATGATGGCCAGGGAAGAACCATTAATTGTAATAATAACTACTGCAGGACTTGACTATGAAGAAACTGCATGTTATTCAGAATATCAAGACTGTTGTAATATACTTGATGAGACTATAGAAAACGAATCATACTTTGTAATGATTTGTGAACTTGAAAAAGAGGACAATCCTTTTGATCCTGAAGTATGGATTAAGGCTAATCCTGTTTTGTGCACATACCCTGAAGGTATTAAATCAATGGCTGATAATGCAAAACTTGCAAAAGAATCTGTTGATGAAAATAAACTTTTAGAATTTAAAACAAAAAACTGTAATATATGGGTTGCTGGTGGCGAGAAGAAATATTTAGATATTTCTTATTGGAAAAAATGTATAAGAAATATTGATATTGAAAAGTTTAGGGGTCAAGATTGTTATGTGGGTATAGATTTATCTAAGTCAGGTGACTTAACATCATGTAGCTTTGAATTCCCGTTTATTGAAGAAGAACTAAGAAAATATTTTATTCATTCTCACAGTTTTATTCCCGAAAAAGTAGTAATTGAAAAAATGAAAACGGATAATGCAAATTACGATTTATGGATTAAAAAGGGATTACTTACAGCGACCACAGCAAATGAGGGTTTAATCACTGATTACTGGGCGATGCTATTTTATATTGAGTCTCTTAAGACGGAATTTGATTTAAATATTAGACAAATTGGTTATGATGCACATAACGCATCAATGTTGGTATCAGAATTAGAAAATCGTGGGCATGAGTGTGTTCAAATAGCACAAAGTTGTGCAAAACTTGATGAGGCTACTGTCAATTACAGAGATTTAATCATGGTTCAACAAATAGTGCATGACGGAAATAAGCTATTAACTTGGTCCATGAACAATGCAGAAACAGATAGCAATAGCTTTGGAGAAATAAAAATATCCAAGAAAAGCAAGTTTAAGAGAATAGATCCAGTGGCAAGTTCAATATTTGCTCACAAATTAGGTATGCAGCATTGGAATGAATTTGACTCTATTAAAGGAACTGAGGATTATCTTAAAATGATGGGATGGTAAGGAGGTGACAAATTGAATGTATTTAAAAAAATACAAAGCAAGATAATGAATTTAATTAGTACAAGTACTACTGCAGATATGCAAAGTACAGAACTTTTGGAATGGCTTGGCATAAGTCAAACTCCTAAAAGTTTGGTAAGTGAAGTTACATATTTCACATGTCTAAAGATGTTATCAGAAACACTTGGGAAGATGCCATTGAAATTTTATCAAAATACTAATGACGGTGTAAAAAAAACAAAGTCTAATGCAGCACATAAACTTTTGAGTATCCGACCAAATCCTTTGATGACACCGTCTATATTCTGGGCAACTGTTGAACAGAATAGAAATCATTATGGAAATGCTTATGTTTGGATTAGAAGACAATTTATAAGGGCTAAATACGGAGGGAGCTATGAAATAAAAGATTTTTGGTTAATGCCTTCAGATTGTGTAAGGGTACTGATTGACGATATCGGTGTTTTTGGCAATCATGGATCTATTTGGTACAATTATACTGATAAATATTCTGGAAAAAGTTATGTATTTAGGCCAGATGAAGTAATGCATTTTAAAACTTCTTATAGCTTTGATGGAATTCTTGGAGTACCTGTAAAGGATATTTTAAAAGCTACTGTAGAAGGTGGCCTTGAAAGTCAAAACTTCATGAATAATTTATATAAAAGCGGGTTAACAGCAAAGGCTGTACTAGAATACGTAGGTGATTTAAACAAAGAAGCACAGAAAAAGCTTGTTGAAGGATTTGAAAGTTTTGCTAATGGTTCAGCAAATACTGGTAAAATCATTCCGGTACCATTAGGTATGAAACTTGTTCCACTTGACATAAAGCTTACAGATAGTCAGTTCTTTGAACTTAAAAAATTCAGTGCGCTACAGATCGCCGGTGCTTTCGGTATTAAACCTAATCAAATAAATGATTATGAGAAATCATCTTATGCCAACAGTGAAATGCAGCAGTTAAGTTTTTATGTAGATACAGAGTTATTCATATTAAAACAATATGAGGAAGAAGTAAATTACAAGACGCTTACAGAACAAGAACTCGAACAAGGGTTCTTTTTTAAATTTAACGAAAAAGTAATATTACGTACTGACAGTAAGAGCCAGATAGAATCATTATCTAAGGCAGTCAATAACGGCATATATACGCCGAATGAAGCAAGAGAATATTTAGATAAACCTTATAAAAAAGGAGGGGATAAACTTGTAATGAATGGTAATTACATTCCAATTGAAATGGTTGGGACTCAATATATCAAGAAAGGAGGCTCAGAAGGTGCCGGAGAAGAATAAAAAGTACTGGGAATTTAAGGCTAAAGCTAAAGATGAAGCAGATTTGTACTTATATATAGAGATTGCTTCATGGGGTGGAGGAGGTTACGCACATTCAGCTCAAAGTTTCAAACGTGAATTAGATGCATTAGGAGAAATAAAAGTGCTAAACGTTTATATTAATTCACCTGGCGGAGACGTGTTTGAAGGCAATGCTATCTATAATATGCTAAAAAGGAAAGCCAAAAGCTGTGAATTAAATGTGTATGTAGACGGTTTGGCAGCAAGTATAGCCTCTGTTATTGCTATGGCAGGAACTAAGGTAATCATGCCTAGTAACACAATGATGATGGTTCACAATGGCTGGATGTATACATATGGCAATTCTAAGGAATTGAGAGATGCAGCTGATATGCTTGACAAAGTCAACATATCTATCAGACAAGCCTATTTGAATAAAGCCGGCGATAAGCTTGAGGATGAAACTATAGCTGATTTAATGGATAAAGAGTCTTGGCTTACAGCTCAAGAGTGCCTTGACTACGGATTATGTGATGAAGTTATAGATGAAAAGCAAGTTGCTGCTAAGTTTGACACATCATTACTTAAAAATTTTAAAAATGTTCCTAATATTTTTTCTGGGAAAGAGAAAAACCAAATAGATCAAGCTTCAGAGGAAATTAAGGGAGAAGAACTACCACAAGACAATCTTGAAGTAGAAAAAGCAAAATTATTATTAGAAATCGAATTAATTTAGAAAGGGAGAAATGAAAACTATGAATAAAAAACTACAAGAAATGCTTAACAAAATTAACGCAAAGAAAACTGAGGCAAAAAGATTCTTGGACGAGGGCAAAATTGACGAAGCAAAAGCAGCAAAAACAGAATTAGAACAAATGCAGGTAGCTTTTGACATTGCAAAAGATCTGTACGATGAAGAAAAGGAAGAAGTTGAAGATAAAATCAACAATGATGAAATGAAGGAAGTAACTGATAAAAAAGTCGGTATTGTTAATGCTTTTGTTAATGTTATTAAAGCTGGAATATTGAAAAGACCGGCAAGTGAAAAGGATGTTGAAATTCTGAATCAGATGAATGAAGCAGATCCTGTTGTTGGTGTATCTGATGGTGGCGTAACTGTACCAAAAGACATAAGAACTCAAATTAAAGAACTTAGAAGAAGTGAAGATGCTCTTGAAAATCTTGTTAACGTTGAGCCTGTATCAACTTTGACTGGCTCAAGAGTTATTGAAGTTAATGCAGATCAGGTACCTTTTGACAATGTAGAAGAAGCAGCACAATTTCCTGATGTTTCTACTCCACAATTTGAAACTATTGACTATAAGGTTAAGAAAAAAGGCGGCATTTTAAAAGTAACAAGAGAGTTGCTCCAGGACACAGCTGAAAACATACTTGGTTACTTAAGAAGATGGATAGCAAAAAAAGCTAAAACAACAAGAAATTTTCTTATTTTATCACAACTTAACACAAGTTTCGGAACTTCACCTATAGCTATCTCTGATATAGACGATTTAAAAGATGTTTTCAATGTAACTTTGGATCCGGCTATTGCTCTTGGTGCAAAGGTCTTGACAAACCAAGACGGTTTTAATTGGTTAGATAAATTAAAGGACCTTGATGGTAAATACATTTTGCAACCTAACCCAGTTAATGCTACACAAAAATTATTATTTGGCAGATATCCTGTCGTAGTAGTTTCTAATAAGGTGTTAGCTTCTACTGTTGTTGGACCAGTGGAATTGCCTACAGGATACAAATATCCTCTATACATGGGTGATTTTAAAGAAGCAATAACTCTTTTCGACAGAGAAACACTATCAATTGAATTCTCTACAGAAGCAGGAGATCTATGGGGCAAGGATTTGACAGGTGTGAAAGTAAGAGAAAGACTTGATATAAAAACAGTTGATGATGAAGCTGTAGTAAAAGGCGAAGTTACTGTTACAGTATAAAGGAGCTTTTAAGCTCCTTTTCTTTAAGGAGTTGATTAATTGGAATTAGCCGAATTAAAACTATATTTGAAAAAAGATGAAGATGACGAAAATGAATTAATACTAGGATTACATTTAGCAGCAGAATTATATCTAATTAATGCAGGAGTAATAGTAAATAATAGCGAGTTATATGGTATTGCCATAAAGTTATTAGTAGGGCATTGGTATGACAACAGAAGCATTATTGGCAAGACTGATAAAAAAATCGCATTTAGCTTAGATAGCATAATTACTCAATTAAAGTATGCAGATATCGAATATAATGAAGCTGTAATTTCATTAATAAAAGTTGCTTTAAGTTTTGATATAGATCCTGTAATTAGTATAAACAAAGCCAAGGATATTTTAATTCAAGCTGGTGGCATAGTATGAGTATGAATCCAGGTGACTTAAATAAGAGAATAAAGATATTTAAAACCGCACCAGGTGGTGATGATTATGGAGATCCTCTTGACGTTCCGGAGACTGTCCATGAATGCTGGGCAAGTGTAAAAAATAAAAGCGGTTCAGAGCAATTTAAGGCTGCTACACCTTTTAGTAAAGTCGTAACAAGCTTTCTAATACGTTACACTAAAAAGGTTATTGATACTACCATGAAAATTGATTTCAAGGGTGATAAATATAATATTATCTATATTGATAACTACAATTTCAGCAATGAATGGATTGAAATAACCGCTGAGAAGGTGAGTTAATGGCTAAGCTTAAATTTAAAATCGAAGGCATGGAAGAGCTTAACAGGTCGCTGAAAAAACTCGGCAAGGTACCGCAAAAACATGTTACTTCAAGCTCTAAAAAAGGGATGAATATAGCTTTAAAGGACTCAAGAGCCAATGCTCCTTATGATACTGGGCAACTAAAAAAAGGCATTATCCTTGCCGGTGAACGGTCAATGATAAAAGGCAAAAAAGTATACCGAATTGTATTTGACAGAGCTATGAACGATGTTTTTCAAAAGAAAAATGCAGATGGCAAGGTTACAGGTTACTATCCGGTATCTCAAGAGTACGGTTTTTTTGCAAAGAATGGCCGTTATATTCCTGGGTACCGCTTCATCAGCGACAGTTTGACTGAGAATACAGCAAAGATAGAAAAAACCATAGTTAGCACTATGAAAACTAAAATTGATGCAGAAATTGCGAAAGTGGGGTTGAAGTGATGGGATTCAGCAAACTACACGAAAGTTGTGAAAAATGTAAACATAAAGATAATTGTGATAATAAAAGAATGGTAGCTTGTGGAGTTATGGCCTTGACTTCGCCCTCAAAAATCGTAAAACCCCATATATCTATTAATCTGGTAGATATTCAAATAGGCACAAGTTTAGAAGAGAATATAAATAAGCAATTAAAAAAAGAGTTGGGGAAAAGAGTGCTTTGTGGATTTGGTTTTGATGAACTCAGGGGGTTGAAGTGATGGAAACAGCTTTAAAATATGAATTAAATACAAACATTATTGATATCAAAGACAAAATCTACCCTACCAACGCACCTGAGGGAGCTACTGGACCGTATCTAGTATATGCAAGAATTAGCACTAAGCCTATTAAAACACTTGAAGGGTACACAAACAAAGAGTCTATAAGCTATATGTTTTCGGTCATGGCTGTTAAGTATTCAGACATGGTAAGGATTAGAAAACAAGTCAAAGAATTACTTATTGGGATGGCTCAACGAGAAATCGGCAGCTTGACAAAGTTTTTTGTTGAGGATATAGACATAAATAACATTGATGAGACATGGGAAAATGAACTTGGCATAAACCGAGGAATTATTGATTTTACAATTTATATTTAGAAAGAGAGGAATAAAATATGAAAATTAGAGCTTTAGGCACTAAATTTAATATAGGCAAAGGTCCAACTCCATCACCTGTACCAGTAGGTAATTTATCATCTATAGGAGGTTTGGAATTATCTGCTGATACTATGGATGTAACAACCCTTGATAGTGAAGGTGGCTATCGAGAATTTATTGGTGGATTTAAAGACGGTGGCGAAGTTCCTTTAGAGGGATTATTTGATCCAACAACCGGTAAAGGACAAAAGGAACTCTATGACCTATTTGAAAGTGGAGCAGTATCTGACTTTCAGATAGTATTTCCTACTGAACTTAAAGCAACATGGGACTTTAAAGGTGTCGTTACAGGGTTTAGCACAAGTGCTGACCTAGAAGATCCTTTAGCATTTAGTGCTACAATTAAAGTTTCTGGAAAACCAACGTTAACAATAACTGTATAAGCCAGGATAACCTGGCTTTTTATTTTAAATTAGGAGGGAACGATATGATTTACATACCAATTGAATTAGACAAAACACGCAATCTTTTATTAGGGTTTCAAGGATTGCAACTTTTTAAAAAAATAACTGGGAAAAGTCTTGCAAAACTTGATTATGAAAATGAAGACATGGAAGATTATATGCCGGCTATTATTCATTGTGCTTTAATTCATGAAGACAAAGAGTTGACATTAGAAAAAACAACTGAATTAATAGACAAGCATATAGGTGTAAAAGGAGCAATTGAAGTATTGCAACCATTAATGGAAGAAACGTATGGAAAAGAAGCGGATGAAAAAGATCGCGCAAAAAACTTGCAGAGGGCAGCGAAGAAGAAATAAGCGAATGCGACTATGAAGAAGAATGCTTAAAAGCAGCTGCCCGTATAGGGATTAATTATTTTGATTTTTTGAAAATAACTCCCAAAATATTAAATGTGTATGCTAAAGCCTATATGGATGAAAAGAAATTGGTACAGAAAACAAGCATATATCAAGCATATTTAATTAGCCGTTGGGTATGGCAAAAGAAAGTTGATATCGAAAAAATATTGAACACAGAAAAGCAAAAGAAAGAAATGTCTGATGAACAGATGTTTGAAAAAGTTAAAGCCCTAAATGCAATATTTGGTGGAGAAGTTATTACTTGTAATTCCTAAGAATGTTATATACAATATAAGTAATTAATTCTTAGGAGGTATTTTATGTCACTGTTTGGTAGGACTATATTAATAGGCTCTCACGTTGAAGGTATAAGTTTATACGGCCAAGAAGAAATAATTCAAGCTGATGTTGAAGAAAGCAATATTGTGTTTAAATCGGTAACGGACAAGAAAAAAACAGCTGAATTAAGTCTAAACAAAATAAATAGTGTAAGAATATTTACAGAAAAAGAAATTGTTGAAAAGGATAAAAGTATAGTTGGTAGAGCAGTAATAGGAACTCTAATAGCTGGTCCATTAGGGACTATAGTTGGTGGAATGACAGGAATAGGAAGTAAGAAAAAGAAAAAAGATTTTAGGATATTAGTAATCACTTACGATTCAAATAAAAGCATTGTTATTTTAGAAGATAAGTGGGCTGCTAATTTTGATAAATTTGCAAAAGAAATAAACAAGTTTATAGAAACAGATAATAATTTAATCTTGTAGCACTTACTTAGTAGGTGCTTTTTTAATACCTCAAAGGAGGTGAATATATGGCAAAATCAAATTTTATTGTCCGCGGTGGCGGTGATTTCAGTGGATTATATAAAGAATTTAATAAAGCTCAGCAAAAAATGAGCTCATTCCAATCTGGTATTAATAAAGCAATGGCTGGAATAAAATTTGCAATAGGAACACTTGCAATTGGCAAAGGTATAAAAGACAGTACAAAGGCTGCAATGACCGTTGAAAGTTCTATACTACAAATTCAGCGCACAATGCAAGGAAATGCTGCCACGTTCAACGTTTGGGCGAAAACCCAGTCAAAAGGATTTGGTATGGCTAGAGAAGAAGCTTATAAATACGGAGCTACATATAGTAACTTAATAAACACTTTCACATCCGGAGCTGCAGAAACAGAAAAATATACAACAGATTTGTTAAAGGCATCAGCTGTTGTGGCAAGTGCAACCGGAAGAACTATTGAAGATACTATGGAGCGTATTAGATCCGGTTTGCTAGGCAATACAGAATCAATAGAAGACCTTGGAATTAATGTTAATGTTGCAATGTTGGAGTCAACTAAGGCTTTTAAACAGTTTGCAAACGGTCGTAGTTGGCAACAGTTAACCTTCCAGGAGCAGCAACAAATACGTTTAATGGCTATTCTTGAACAGGCAAACACAAAATATGGCAATAGTCTTGCCGGGACAACTCAAACAAAACAACAGATGTTCCTTGCCACATTAAAAAACATACGTCTAAATTTAGGACAGGCATTTTTGCCTATTTACAATATAGCCTTACCGGCTTTAACTTCCTTGGCCAGCAAATTAGAGAGTATTACTGCAAGTTTAGCAGCATTTACTCAGGCATTGTTTGGAAAGTCTTCTCAAGTACAAACAAAACAAACACAATCACAATCCGCAGCTGTAACAGATCTAGGAGATGCAACCGAAGAAGCTGGTAAAAAAGCAAAAGGAGCATTAGCTGGATTTGATGAAATAAATAAGTTAGGTAAAGTTGATGATGGATCAGGAGCTGTAGCTGGCGGTTTAGAAGGTATTGAAAATCCATTAGTAGCGCAATCTGATGATGGTACTGGCGGTGCTATGGGACAGATGGCTACTAAGGCAGCAGAAGCAGCTGAAAAAATAAGAACTGCATTTACAAATATGAAAAATATTATTGTTGAGAATAAAAATATTATACTCCCAGCTATAGGCGCAATAGTAGGAGCTTTAGTTGGACTTGCAGCTTATAACGGAATTAGTGGTCTAGCAGCTTCATTTAAGGTTTTAATGACAACAGTAAAATTAGCGTGGGCAACTTTATTAGCACATCCAATGATTGCTGTTGCCGCAGCAATTGGTGCCTTAGTAGGTGCTTTTATAACTGCGTATAAGACAAATGATGAATTCAGGGCAAGTATTGACAAAATCTGGGAGAAAATAAAAACAGCACTAACTCCTGTTATTCAAACATTAGGTGATGTTTTAACTTGGCTGTGGCAGAGTGTAATTCTTCCTGTGGCTGCAGTGTTAATTGATGTATTAAAAACAGCTTTTGATGGCATTTCCTACTCAGTTAAATGGTTATGGGAATATGTATTAGAGCCTTTAGGAAAGTTCATACTATCAGTTCTTTCTCCAATTTTTGAAGCTTTGGCTAAGTTACTTATTAATATATTAAAGTTTTCAGTAGAAGCTGTAATAAAGACTTTTGAATTTCTTTGGTATAACGTATTAAAACCAATTACAACATGGCTGAGCAGTACATTCAAGCCAGTGTTTGAGTTTATAGGTAAGTCTATAAAGTCGATAATAGAAGGACTGCAGCTTTCGTTTGATGGCTTAATTACTTTTATAACGGGAGTATTTACTGCTAACTGGAGAAAGGCCTGGGAAGGTATTAGAACTATATTTAAAGGGACGTTTGGAACTCTCTGGGAGATTGCAAAGACTCCTTTAAATCTAATAATAGATGCAGTTAATAGAATTATAGATGGCTTAAATAGTCTAAGTATAGATGTTCCAAGTTGGGTTCCAGGCTTTGGTGGAAAAACTTGGGGTGTAGATATTCCAAATATACCAAGACTGGCAACAGGTGCCATTACAGACGTAAACAACCCATTTATGGCTGTGGTAGGCGATAATAGGACACAGAGAGAAGTTATTTCTCCTCTTGATGATTTACTTGGAATGATAACCACAGCGGTTAATAGTGCTGTTGGGAATGTAGGTGGCGGAGATATATACCTAAATGTAAAATTTGGTGAAGATACTATACTTGATAAAGTAGTATCGGGTATAAACAGACAATCTCGAATAAACGGAAAAACTGTAGTAGATGTATAGGGAGGTGCAGAGATGGCATTAATTAATATTGATGGTGTGGATCTTCCTTCACCTTCTAAATTTAAAATACCTAATTTTGATTTAGATTCAGAGGATTCTAATAGAAATGAGTTAGGTGTATTTCAAAGAGATCGAGTAAGACAAGGTATATTTAAGGCAGAAGTAGAATGGAAAGCTATAACAAGCTCTCAACTTTCTACGATTAAATCTGCTACAACTCCTGATAATTTTCAAGCAACAATACTAACTGAAGTAGGATTTGTTACTAAGACAATGTATGCCGGCGATAGAAATATTGAAATGGTTAAGTACAATGATGATTATAATAAAATTCGTTGGGATGTAAGTTGTAATCTTACAGAATATTAAGGCGGTGAATGTATGTATCCAGTAACTACAGAATTTCAAAATAAAATTAAAGAAACAACAAGAACATTTAAGTTATTAGTTCAAATACAACATTCTACCGGAACACTAGAGCTTTCTGACAAAGATATAGTTGGGGGCTCTATTATTTTTGCAGAAAGTACTCAGACAGGTGATAATTTTACAATTGGAGGCACCGTAGCAAGTACATTTGAATTTGAATTATTCAGAAAGCCTGAACATGATTTAATTACTTTTGAAGGTGCAACTGTAATACCACAAGTTGGATTAATGTTATCAGAAGAAAGCAGTGAAGTTCTCTCGGAAGTATATTTTTTAAATACTTCCCAGCCTTTAGAATTTGAAACGGAAAGCTATGAGTACGCGCCATTAGGAAGATTTAATATAGACGAGCCTGTTAAATCAAGAAATACTATAAGGCTTAAAGCAATAGACAATATGGTTGAATTTGATAAGCCTTATAGTCTGTCTCAATTATCTTACCCAGCTAATCTATATCAGATTTATCTAAATGCCTGCAGTGTTTGTGATGTTCAACCTGGTACAGTTAACTTTCCTAACAAAGATTATGTTGTACAAAATAGACCAGAAGGTGATTATACCTTCAGGGATATTATAGGATATGTTGCTGAATTAGCTGGTTGTTTTGCTAAGATAAACAGGTATGGCGCTCTTGAAATAAAATGGTATACATCAACAGGACTAACTTTAAGTCCTGCGAATCGATTTGATTTTAAACCTCGTGAAGATCTTGTTCAAATAAAAGGTATAATGTCCACTGTAACAGATGAAAATGGAGAAGAGGTTACATATTTAACCGGAACAGATGACTATGCTGTTGACTTAAGTGATAATCCGCTTTTGCAAGGTAGTTATGAAACAGTCTTGCCTAACATATTTGACAATGTAAAAGACACAATATTTACACCTTATGAGAGTAGATGGCAAGGTAATCCGGCTTTAGAAGCCGGAGATGCATTAACACAAATTGATAGGGATGGAAATATATTAAATACTATTGTGACATATAGCAGCTATAAATATAGAGGCGCAAGCACCTTATCAGCTAAAGGTCTTCCTTTAAGGGCTAAAGGATATAAAGGTTCTACAAATAAAAAAATAGCAAGCATAATACGTAAAGTAGAAAAAGAAATAGGAGATAAACTTACTTCCCTGGAACAGGCTCAATTAAATGTAACAGAGCTGATTGCTAACATGCTTGGTGGTTATGTTGTAAAAACTGATGAAGCATTATACATAGCTGATAATCCAGATATTAACCTGACTCAAAAGGTATGGAAGTGGGGTATAGGTGGATTTGGGTACAGCTCAACTGGTGTATCAGGTCCATATACAACTGGAATATCAGCTGATGGTACAATAGTAGCAATGATTATTGCAGCAAATATAATAACTGCTGATATGGTTAAGACTGGCATATTATCTTCTGAGGATGATAGTACTTGGATAAATCTAGATGATGGCACATTCAATTTTAAAAATTTATTATCATATGATGGAACGGTGTTTACTCTTAATGATCCAACGGTAATCAAATCCACAGTATCATACAAAGGTGCAACAATAGATACTGTTTCAGGTATTAGAGTTAATTTCGCAAATGGCGGACATGCTCAAATGGGGGATGGTTCGATACTGGTGCAGCACGCTGATGGCTCGCATACTGTTATTGACGGTAGAGGCATTATGAGACTGTTCAGCATACCAATTTTTGAAGACGTACCAACTGGTACAGATATAATTGATGACTTTGAAACAGGATTGTTAGCAGACACTAGAGTTGATTTAACTAAGTCAGAAGCTGAGAATAATCAGGTCAGAAGCGCTGCAGATTACATTACAATTACAAGCGCTCAGAAGTATGCTGGAACCTATGGACTGCAAGTAAGAACCCCGGCAGTAGGTTTAATTCTCACAAATTATAATCCGGACACACATCTTTATACCGGGTACTATTACACCTATATTAATTGCGTTTTTCTCAATTATATGCCGACCAAAGATACTACATTTTCATTAAAATATAAGGTGTCAGGAGTTCCAACAAGATTTTTAGGAAAATTAATTATAGAGGATGTGGACTATCCAAGTGAGCCGATACAGGAATTCACATTATCAAGCACAGCGTGGACATCTATTTCGGCATTTTTAACAGGACACCATACTTATAGGATTCGTGTGGTTATGTCTGCTTCAGACAACTTTGATACCAATAAAACAATAAACATAGATGACATTATGTATGCATACTTTGATGACATCGTGTATGAGTTAGATGTAAACGAAAGCATTATTGTAGGGTATGAAGAAGGTACAAAGGCTTATAATGATTTTACCTATATCCGTAAAGATGAAGTACTTACCGGGACAACTCAAAAACAGATAGTTCTTCCAGATTACTTTAGAGGTCTTAACTTTGATGTGTTAGTAACGCAGCTTGAAAACTATGCTACACCAACACTTTTGTCAATAAATAATAAATTACCAAGCTTTACTGTATCAGGTGAAAATACAAAGTTCATGTACACAGTAATATTAAATAGTTAGGAGGTTGATATAATGGCATTTAATACTAAAAGCATTGTAAAAGACTTAAATCAAAAACCAATACCTCAATATTATAATCCAGTAACTGATACATATGAGGTGCTCCAGGGGTCTAATGGTGCAAATAGAGCCGTATTGTATGACGCTGACGGCAATCCAGTTGACCTGTCAAAATTAGTACAGAAAGCAAACATGGAGTATTACGGCAAGTCGACTGATTTAAAGCCGACTTCTAATATTATAGTAGGGTCCACTTACTTTGAGATAGATACCATATCAGTATCTATGTGGGATGGAACTGGATGGGTGGTGATATAATGGATATTTTAAGTTATATTCTGGCCAAGAAAAGGATAGAAGATCATAATGTTGACGTTGCAGCTCACTCTGATATTAGGGCACAAATTAACTCTTTGGATGCCAATAAAGCTAATAAAGTACAAGAAGATTGGATTACAGCTACTTTGCAAAATGGATGGACAACAGTTGACATGTATACGGC